GAATCGCACTTTACGAAGAAAGCGGACGACGGGGTGTTTCCAAATAGACCGCCTTGACCCCAGAACTGATTTAGGAAGTTTCCGACTACAGAGTTAATTCGGTTCCAAAGAACTTGGTTATTAGGCTCAAAGATAGCGAACTGCGTCAAGTCAGATAAAGATTTTTCCAAGTAAGTTAGGGTTCGACGAACGGGTACGTACTTGTCTACATATCCCTGCTTTAGGGTACGAGCACCCATAACTACAAAGCCTGAACCTGTGATGTAGCGAATTGCATTGACAGGCACAGTTCCGTTGTTAAGGTTACCAAGGTCAGTGGTACTGAGTGATGGTACAGAAACTACGTTAGACAGACGAGCTTGAAGACCAGCTGGAGCCTTGAATACTCCACGAGAAGCGTCTGTGCGGGCAAAAAGACCTGCGACAGCTCCACCCGCTCCGACAGTCTTAGTTGCACCTGTAGGTGAACCAACTGCGGCTGTTGGGTCAGAGATTGTAATTTGTGGGTAGTAAACCGCTCCAGAGGATGTTGCGCTGTAAGTTGCCGCAAGAGCCAGCTGGTTGGTGGCGGTGTCGTTGATTCCATCAATGATTACAAAGACGTCGTTAGAACGAGTAGAACCTGTAGCGTAGGCCAGAGCTAGGTTGACTGTTGTTACGTCTGTAAATCCTGGGATATTTAGGATTAGAGTAGAGGCAATAGTGTCAAACAAGCTAAGCGCGCTTGAGATGTTAGCAGAAGATACGTTGTTATTGTCGCTACCTCCGCTGAGAACTACTGGGACTAGATTGGTATTTGTTCCTGTAACCGCTGGGTTGCTGGTTGGGCTTCCAGAGGTAGAGAGCAAGTCTGTAGCTGTAATGTACGCAGAGTTCTGGTTGATGACGGTTACAGCATAACGTGCGTCCGTAGACTTCATGGTTACGTCAGTCCACTGCTCAACAATGTATCCTGAGGTGGTTCCACCTAGATATACGATTACGTTAAAGTAACCTGTTGAGAGGCTATCTTGAATAGCGATATAGAGGCTATTTCCCCAAGTACCTGAGTTATTAGAGGCAATGGTAAGGGTTGGGAGAGGGCTACCTGCGCGGTCGCTGAGTGTACGAGTTGCTACTGTTGGGTATCCAGTAATAGCAGTAGCCGTTGCTGTAACTCCAGTAAGGTTAGTTGCTGTAGCAATACCTGTAACTGTGAAGTATGTGGATGTCGCTGTTGCGATAGTAGCGCCAGATACGTTCCACGCAGAGTTAGCCAAACCTGTAACCGTAACTGTTTGACCAGAGGTAAAGGTGTTGTTAGCTGTGTAAGTTACAGTACCGCCTGAAGCAGATGTCCAAGATGCGGCTGTAACAACTGCAGAGGTTGTGTTACCAAGTACGCGTGTGATGTACGCCTGAGTTCCGCCGTTAGCGAAGAAAAGGTATACAGCGATAGGCAAGTTGTTGTTCGAGATGGTATTCCATCCGCCAAACTTGCTTACGTATTGGCTCCAAGAGGTTACCAAGGTTGCTGCGGAAGTTGGTCCGCGGTCGCTGGTGCCGATAAAGGCTGCGATTGAGAGTGAAGCTACGCCAGGTGTTGGCGCAATAGGGTTTAGCGTTTCTTGAACGTACACCCCAGGGCGTGTATAAACGGCCATTAATGTATCTCCTTATTGATTATCGTTGTTGTCAGTTTTTAACGGGATAGTAGCCAGACGGAATGTACGTAGTAGTGTCATTGATTTTTACAGATTGAACAATCTTTGAGGCAACCGCATCTGCCGCCAAAGGCGACATCTGACTAGTTACTCGGACTGTCAAAACGTTTCTAAGCAAGCGGCGGTTTCCAGTTTCACCTTCAACGGCGTCTCGCTTTACAAATCCATCAAGGAACATAGAACGACTTACCGTAAAAGTTCCTAGTTGATTAGGTACCTCAAGGTGTCCGTACTTTGATGGAAACTTATTTAGCAGCTGAAACATAATGGCGCGGTCATGGCGCGGGTGACGAGAATAGGACGTAATTTGATACACAAGGTCGTACGCCACAGGAATCTGGTATTGATATTCAATATTAGATTGGGCAGCGATGGTTCCTTGGTAATCAGTATCCGTCAATAGACCTGAGTTCTGCCTGTCATTGCCCGCGTTGATATCAATTAGGTCAAGGGTGATAAAAGGAAACACCTGGTCTTGGACTTCCACGTCTGGGTAACCAAACCAAGTTTTAACAGGGCGACTGGCGTTTTTATCATCAGATACCGTAATGCCAGACAACCAGGTCTTTAGAGCCAAGTCTTCAGCAACAATAAATGGATTTCCCATTAGAGTACTCCCATCAAATCTATTAGTGGGGCTAGAGCTTTTTCTTCTAAAATATTTTGGATGAGCTCAGGGGCACGTAAAAGGAATGGGCGTATTGCCGCGTTAGGGGTTTCACCTGGGTGTCCGTATTCAAGGTCTTCAACCTCTTGCTTGATATCGTCTGGGTAATGGACTCTAATAGTTTCATCAGAGTCTACAATTACATTCAATTTAAATACGATATCTTCAGGCCAGCCAGATTTAATAGCTAAAGACTGAAGGAGGGCGTCGAGAGGGCGTACCAACTCAAAGGATGTGCGCTTGGCTAGCGCGTTAAATTCAGCGCTTCTTGAGTGCATGCTTCACTGCCGTTGCTGCTACAAATGCTGCACCCCACGCGTTAGTTTCATTCTTGGTTGCCTGTTGAGGGACGTTCTCGACGATAGCCTTAATGAATTCAGCATCAGAGGCTCGGTCAATACGGTCAGACATGGGTAATCTCCTAAGAGAGCAGCAAGAGTAAATCGCAAGGTAGTGCTTAGTCCCCGCACGGGAACTACTATAAGAATAAAGCAAAAAGCGCCCTTGCGGGCGCTAAGTGCTTACTTCTTTTTGACCTTCTTTGCCAAGGCCTTATCCATCTTCATATCTTCTTTAGCAGATGGCTTCTTCTTGTCCATCTTCTTATCCGCCTTTTCAAAAGCGCTCTTTTGCTTAGGAGTCATACCCTTTTCAAGTTTGGCATCCTGCTTTTTATCGGCTTTCTTGCAAGCCCCTTTACAGTTAGGCTTAGAGCAACCGCAACCACATGATTTGCACATTATTTTTTATCCTTTTTCTTCTCGTCCTTCTTGCCTTTAACAGCAAGCTTTTCCATCTTATCCTTACCGTATTTCTTCATGCCCACAGCGGCAGCTACTGCCTCTGGGTTTTTAGCCCCTGACTTCTCAGCAGACTTTTCTACAGCTTTAAAACGGGCACCTGAGCCCAGCTTTGCCTTTGCCATTATTTATCTCTTTTCGTGGGGCGTTTTTCTCGTGGATTTAGTTTATCAGGGAGAGCCTTGTCCTTTGGGGTATGTTCTTCCCATTGACCCGCCATACGAGGGTGGGTTGCCCACATCCAGCGCTCTTGGGCCTTGGACTTAAAAGGCATTATTGCTGAACGTGTGAGTAAAGAATAGAAACGGCGTTTGCTGGGGTTCCAGCTGCCGAAATTGCATACACAGTGTCGTTAGCTCTAAGCCAAAGTTGATAAGTAGAACCCGCGGCAACTGTGTGTCCTCTATTTGCTCCACTGGTGGCGATGGTACTATCTCCGATATATATTGATGCCGCATCGTTATTTTGAATAGATATAGCGGTGTACTCAGTAATTGGGCTTAGCGTTGTCAGCGCAGTGGCTGAGGTTCCCACTGTTATATTCACATGCACTATTGCCATTTATGTCTCCTTAGTTAGCGTACGCAGAGAACTGCGGGTCATTGACCATTTCTTCAGGCATAACCTGAACAAGGTCTAGGGTTAGTAGAACAAACGTCTCAGAAATAATACCCCGTTGCTGAGCATTTACTGGGCGAAACACTTCGTTTTTCCAAATAACTCGGCTGCGGTCTTGGAAGTCTGGGCTCAACATGGTGCCTGGGGCGATAAATTCAATATCATTAGAGTTGAGAGTTAGATGCAGAGTATCGGCGTTGTAGAAACCAGCTGTGGATGTCTTGGAGCTACCTTGTTCAATCACAGCTCTGATAACTGGGATAGTGAACGGCCCAGTCCATACTTTTCCACCAACTCCGTAGCTTGGGTCGTCTCCTACATCGTAAATTGGGTCTTTAACAGAGTTAACCGCGTCAAAGATATACCACTGAGCCGCTGTTCCTACAGGGTTCTTCAGGTCAGCATCTATGCCTTGGAAGATAGAACCGCGTTCAAAATCGGAGTTGAATCTTCCGCCAGGTGTATACGGCTTGCTCATTAATTATTTTTTGGGGGACGGGGCTCTGTAATGCCGTGGCGTTTACGAGCGGCTTCGTTACGGAGTTCGCGCATGTTGCCCATGCTGAACGCTGCGTCTTCATTGCGTTCAATCATTTTCTTTTCAGCTGGCTTCTTATATTTATAGCCTACTGATAAATCAATTTGAGTTCCTTTGGCTTTAGATGCCTTATTTTTCTTATCGTACCAGCTGCCCATCATGGCGCTAGGGTTACTCGTCTCTCCCTTTAAACGATTAAAATGAGATGCAAACTGGCGAGGAGTTAACGTGGATTGACCTGGATTTTCATAGGCAGTGTCTACTGGGCGACCTGTATGTTTAGAGGGCTCTTTACCAACGATATACATTTTGTCCCCAGGTTGCGCCATCTTCATAGACTGAAGGTTCATAGACGCGCCGCCATAGTTCTTGGTGCTATCAATAAAGTCTTGCGCCTCCTGTGGACGACTGGCTAAAAGCCTAGTGTCTTCTTTAGACGGGGCTGACGGGGCGTTCTTGACCCAAGACATATCTTCGCTCATGGTAATATTCTCTCGTGCTTACGCACATAAATCAGGATAAAGAGGTCCCAATGTCGGTTGATGTAGTTGCTGTGGATTTAGACCCTATCCGCTGGGCTGTATATTGTGAACTATGCTCATCCTATGTCTCTGAGCCTACTGAGGACGAATGGCTTGCCGATACCTTGTACGAATCACATTGTGATTTTCACGGCCTAGCCGCAGATGATTTAGAGTGAATCTAGTTCAGCGCGCCGTCCAAGCTGGCGGAAAGCTTGCCCCGATAGTTATACCTAAGCGCTTTACTGCAGGTACGGGTCTGATGAACCCCTCTGTTTTTGTAGATGACGACGGGGAAATCCTTGTTAATCTTAGGCACGTAAACTATGCCCTCTACCACGCAGAACACAAGCAACGTTTCCCTTCTATGTGGGGGCCTTTGGCTTACTTGCATCCTGAGAATAACCTGCGCTTAGAAACCGAGAACTATCTTTGCCGCCTCAATTCAGAGTTAGAAATGACTGATTATTGCTTGGTGGACATGCTCAACTTGCACGAGCCCATCTGGGAGTTTCTTGGCCTAGAGGACGCCCGCCTAGTCCAATGGAAAGGCGTTTACTATTTGATTGGTGTTCGACGCGATACTACAACAAACGGTCAAGGGCGCATGGAATACAGCACCATCTCTTTGAATAAGGGAAAATGGGAAGCTAGAGAGGTGGCGCGTAAGCGTATTGCGGCACCCAATGATGACCCCTCTTATTGTGAAAAGAATTGGGTTCCCGTTATAGACCAGCCATTTACCTTTGTAAAGTGGACTATGCCTACAGAATTGGTGCACGTACTCCCAGATGTTGAAGCCCCTACTGTGCAGGTTGCGTTAAAGCAAACACCGCCTGCTCCTTTAGACCAAAGAGGGTCTTCACATGTATTTGCTTGGGGAGATTACTTAGTATCTATCACGCATGACGTAGACCTATTTAAAAATTACTTAGAGCAAAAGGGCGCCGTATACCGTCATAGGCTTTGCGTCTGGGATAAAGACTTTAACTTCCTAGGGCTGACCAATCAATTTACTTTTCTAGACGCTTACGTAGAGTTCTGCGTTGGGGCGGCTGTCTATGGGGAAGACCTACTAGTTAGCTTTGGATTCCAAGATAACGCGGCTTTTATTCTTAAAGTCCCTCACTCTGTAGTAGATGAGCTTGTCCAGGAGGCTTTAAATGCAAATTGAAGAGCTGATAGTAAAGCTATCTGAAGACCCATTTAATCCAGATATAAACTTTGCAGTAGCCCGTGAGTATGAAGAGCTAGAGCAATACGCCTCCGCTGTTTCTTTCTATATGCGCGCTGCTGAATATGGGGCAGACGTTGACGGTTCTCTTACGGTTTACACCGCGCTTTTGAAGCTAGCTCGTTGCTTTGGAGAACTTGGCAATAGGGACCACACAGTAGGTACTTGCTTATTTCAAGCGATTGCTTACATGCCAAATAGGCCAGAAGGGTACTTCCTGCTGTCTCAATCTCTTGAATATAAGAAGTCTTGGCAGGAATGCTATACCTGGGCAAAGATAGGGCTGGCCACCGCAACTCATTATGGCTTGCACCCTCTACCCGCAGATGTTGGGTACTTTGGGGCCTACTGCCTCGAATTTGAGATGGCGGTTAGTTCTTGGTGGTTTGGTCAGAAAGAAGAGAACGAACGGCTTTTCATTGAGTTGCGCAAACAAGAATTGGCCCCTATCTATAAACAAGCAGTAGAGGCCAACATGCGTTCACTAGGTATGGTTTGGGAATTTACAGATTAAGGAAAAGTAAGCCCAATCTCTGGCTTAGGCAAATCGTTTCTTGTAACTAAACCTTCAAACAAATCAATCTCTTCCGCAAACTTATAGCTGTCATTGCGTAGAAAAGTTGCCTCAAACACTTGAGGAAAGGGCGAGTTTCCCTTTATAGTTAATGGGATATTGTTATTGGCGTGAACAAACACAGGGGTATGCGTTTCTCGTAGATGGGTTAACGCATGGAGCATCTTCTTATAGAACTCTTCATCTTCAATGCGGTCAGTATCGTGAAACTCCACCGTAATCTGTCTAAAATATTGAAGAGTATTCCAAGAAGCTTCCCCAAGTAAATCGTATTCGGCGCCCTCTACATCCATCTTTAGAATATAGTCGTC